TCTAAGGAAGAACGTAAATGTTCCTTTTTTCTCGTTTACATTTCCTACTTCCCATCTAAAGTTGTTTGATGTTCCGTATTGTACATCATTAACTGTTAGTACATCGTTTGTTCCAATTGTTCCAGCTGGAGGAGTACTATTCATAATAGCTCCATCCGAAATTGTTTTTATTTGGAATGATGCAGTAAAGTTAACATTGTTTGTAGATGATGAGTTTGGTATACCAGCAACAATTCCCCAAGAGCCTGTTGAACAAACACCGTTTGTAGATAATTCTGCTGCTGATGAACCTGACTGGAATGTAAATGCAGGACCTGCACCAACGTTTGGAGAACCATCACCGTCAGTGTCTGAATCTACTGCTTGTAAAGAAGATGTAATTGCTAACTTAAAGTCCGTACCTGGAACAGAAGAAGATACGAATGTATCTGTTGCTTCAGCTGTAGTAACGATCGATGTTAATTTAGCAATAAGACCTGTTGTCGCTGTAGTCATTGTAGTATCTAAATCAGTTTCTATTTTGAAGTAGTATACAACTCCTGTATCATCTGCTGGAATTGGAGCATCCATTGCTCTAAATAAATAAGTATTTCCTGCTGATGAAGTATATTGTACATAAGAACCATCATCGAAATTTTCAGCTAATGTCACCGACTTAGATGGTGCAGCACCAGCTTCTGTGTTAGCATTCATGTGAGTGGATGCTGTAGCATTTGAATATGCATTTGATGGGTCGTGTGGTAAAACTCTACATACTGTTAATGGACCTCCATGTTTCAAATACTCTCTTGCAGTTATAGATGTGAAGTATTGAAAATAATCACTTCCTGATTTGAATGAATCTCCGAATTTTGCTTGATATTCTGAATACGAAAATACCTGTGTAGGTATTAATGCCGGACCTTTTACTGTTGGACCGATTATCGCCGCTCCGATTGCCCCTACACCTTGTTGTACAAAAGACAGGTCATTTTCTCTTGTAAATACACCAGGACTAACTATTTTTTCAGCCATTTTTATTTCTCCTTATAATATAAATCTTGTGATAACTAGTGATAAACTATTCACGTTATTTCATATAATAAATATAAAGATGTAAAGTCAAAAAGTTTATTCACCAGGTATAAAAACACCTGTATCTA